TCTTTGAGGACTATTCCATAAGGGGACCATTTGGTCATTGTGCTTGTGCTTACTGCGGTAGGTGGAACGAAAAGCTTACGATTGATCACATTGTGCCAAAGAGCAAAGGAGGTCCGCACTTTGCAAAATGGAACAGTGCCCCTTCATGCCTGACCTGCAATATGAGCAAGTCGAGCCTGCCAGTGTTTGAATGGTGGCGACCTCAGCAGTTTTGGACAGAACAGCGTGAACAGTCGTTGCTTAACTGGGTGCATTTCCATAGTTTCGTGAGCGCCCACACTGATTTATCTAACTGGGAGGCATGGTGTGAAGCCACTCAGCGCATTTTGCCATTGCATGAAAAAGGAGCCGTTTATGGCCCCTTTCCTTTGGGTAATTTATGCGCTGCCTAGTTGTCGCAAATGGGAGCAAACATGCTTTCTGATGGTCCTTGGCGCACGGTTGGCATGGGACAGAAGCCATCAGGGCAGCCACTCGCCATGTAAGCATCAGGATCGTAATTGGCAATGACTTCTGCCACTTTTTTGCTACTTTCTCGCATGGTTTCTTTTGCCATCGTTTCTTCATCTTCGCGCAGGGCGATTAAACGAAGCAAATACCATTCGGCTTTTTTTAGATCCTCTGCGCCATTCTTATTTTCGTAGCGATAGATATATTTAATGCAATTGCCCTTGAGGAAACCTTTGAAAGCTTCTTTGCTCATTGATGCTTCGATGGCTTCAATGCATTCCACTCCTCCTTTTTGGTAGTGGGCTGGGTTAATGGCGTTCATGGTCAGAATTGATAGTTGTTTTCAGCAAAGGCGTCAAAGGCTTCTGGAGCCACTGGCCTGCCTAGCTCAAGCAGCGCTTTAGCATAGGCCACGATTTCTCCTTGAGCGCCATGGCCAATGCGCAAGGAAATGAAATGGAAGAGGGCCTGCAGGGAACAGGTCCAGACGAAGCTGGTATAGAGCGCAGAGGGCAGGATAGCTCTGGCTTGCTCCTTGCTCACGCCTATTAGCAGAAGCGCTGCATACGCTTGTTTGCAAGCCTCTACGGCCTGTGCGTACCGGGCAAGGGCCAATGCCTGGCTTGTGCCAGCGAGAGGCCCTGCAGACGCTTGACGATTGTCTTTGCTTTGCTGCAAGAATTCAATGGGGATGTAAAATTCAGCCTCGTCTGCAGCACAGTAGCGAAAACTTTTCTCATTCCAGCCAAGCTGATCATCAACAAAAGTAGACGCCACCGTATGCTTCCACCATTGCCTAGCAATGAACAGCGGAGCCTTCACTGACCATTTAAATACCACACCCCTAAAAGGAGAAGTGTGATGATGCTTTGCAAGGTAGCGAAGAAGCTTACCGTCGCGTTCTGTCCATTCTGCGCTTTCTGCAGCAAAAGACTGGCGAGCATCATTGACAACAGAAAGGCTGTTCCCCATGGAATCAAGCAGGCGAAGAGAGCTTTTGCCATCGCCCAGAGGATCAAGCATTGTCATTTAGAAAGGCAGGCAATGGGGCGGATACGTTGAATTGCCACTGTACCAGAGATGAAAGCATCATTTTGCTCCCATTTGACCATTGCAGCCTTCCTTCCATTACTCCCCTTCGTAAAGCCCTGGAAGGTGCCGTAGATAGACGTTGGCACCATGCCAGCCCCTGTGAATGCGACCAATACCACGCGCTCTCCTGGCGTCCAGTCATAGTCCTTTGGTGACCGCCTCAGTGTATATCGTCGGGAAACCGAATGCAAGATTTCGGCCCTTTCACCATCATCCACCTTCCTAGCAAACTGCTTGCGACCATCGTTCGCCTGTAGCCTAGTAACAAAAGAATGCTTGTTAACCATGGCTGAATATTGCATACCAGTACAGTTTGATTACAATGGGCGAAAGCACATGCGTCACATGGGACCGTTTGAGCATTCAACAGAGCGTGAATTTGCGCTAACGGTGAATCGTAAAGCCATTGATGATTGCACAAGCCTGACGCAGCTCAAGCCAGTAGCAAAGAACTTACTGGAAGGCTGGTCGTCATTGCAAACTGCTTTTCAAAGGCTTGTGCTAGAAAACATTCAACTCAGACAGGCCATAGACGTGAGGGATAATTCTCTTCACG